GAAGCTCGCCGTTCGGACCTACGAGGCGGCGCTAGATGCATTTCCAACGGGTAGTTGTCCGATCGTTCTGCCGGATGCGCCGATCGTCGAGGTTCTGAGTCTGACTTTCGGAACCACGAGCAGCGATGCCGACGCGCTAGATGTCGATGTCGACTTCACGGTCGATGACTTTGGGGCCTACGCGAAGCTCATCCCTGTCGACAAGTGGCCGACGAACGGAACGAATATCCGGATCACCTATGTCGCGGGCTATCTGGAGGACTCCGACAGCCTGGGGATGCCGCACGCAATTCGGCAGGCGATCGTGTTGACGCTGGCCGACTGGTATCTCAATCGCGAGGATACGGTCGATTTTCAGCCGTACTCGCTGCCCAATGGCGCGCAGGCGCTGCTCCGTCCCCTGCGTGTTCGCTTGGGGATGGCGTGAAGAAGCTGCACGCCGGAGCGCTGCGGCATCAGTTGACGTTCGAAAGGCAGACAAGCGATCTCGACTCGGATGGCGCGCAGGTAGCGGACTGGGTTCCAGCCTTCGAGATCAATTCGCGGATGCCGGCCGAGGTCGTTGCTATGTCCGGTAGGGAACTGATCGCGGCGCAGGCGGAGCATTCGAGGGTGACGACCCGCATCCGTGTGCAGTTCCGCCCGGGGTTCAAGGCTTCGATGCGCGCATGGTTTCAGGATCCGCGGATTTTCTCCGGTGCCACGGTCTACAACATCGAGGCGGTCATCGCGGACCCGATGAGCCGGAATAGATACCTCACCTTGCAGTGCTCAGACGGGACCAATGAAGGGTGAAGCCGCTAGCGCGTCCTAACTGGGCGGGGAAGACCGTTGTCTGCATAGCCAGCGGCCCGAGTCTGACGCAGGAGGATTGCGAGGCGGTTCGGGGGAATGTCGTCATCGTCACGAATACGACCTTTCGCTTGGTGCCGTGGGCTGATGTGCTGTTCGCGATGGATCAGAAATGGTGGACGGAATATCACCGAGAGGTCGCGGAGACATTCAAAGGCCGAAAAGTCTCGGTCGTTCAAGGGGCGAAGCGGTTTGGTGCCGAAACAACCTACGGGGCGGCGTGGTTTCGGGGGTTCGGCAATTCCGGAAGTGGAGCTCTGGCGTTCGCGATCGCGGGCAACCCTGCTCGAGTACTGATGCTCGGCTTTGACTGCCAAGCGACGGGTGGAAAGACGCATTGGCATGGAGACCACCCGAAGAGCCTGAGCAACGCGCGTTCGCTGCCTCGCTGGCCCCGGGCTTTCCAAAGTGCCGCCGCTCACGCTCGCGGCAAAGGGGTCAAGGTTTTGAATTGCTCACGAGAGACGGCGCTGACCTGCTTCGAACGTGTGCCGCTTGAGGTGGCTCTTGGGTAACTTCGCCCACTTCTATAAGCAGTGGAAAGGCCGGACGGTTGTCGTCATGGCGAGCGGCCCGTCGATGACGCAACAGGACGCGGATTACGTCGAGAAGAAGGCTAGGACGATCGCCGTTAATTCCACCTTTCGCCTAGCGCCTTGGGCGGATGTGGTCTACAGCAATGACGAGGATTGGTACGAGGCGCACCTGAACGAGCTTCGAGAGTCGGCGCGCGGGATGTTCTGTTGCGGTCACCCGACCTGGCGCAGCATCTTCGTCAACTCGATTCCATTCAACCGCGAAGCCAGAGGCTTGATCGACAGCCCGGACGAGATTGCATGGGGCATGAACAGCGGAGCAGCCGCATTGAATCTTGCCCTCTACTTCGGCGCTGCCCGTATCGTGATGCTAGGTTTCGATCAAGGATGGCAGAAGGAAAAGGGGCATTGGCACCCGCCGCACCCGAGGCACCTGCAGCAGCGAAAGCCAGGGTTTCATCGGTGGGCCGGGTGGTTCAAGCAGGCGTCACTTGACTTTGCAGCAATGGGCGTAGAGGTGGTCAACTGCTCCAGGGCAACGACGCTGGATTGTTTCAAGCGCGCCGATCTGCGCGAGGTACTGTGAACCCTCTCGTTGTCATTACCCCGACTGGCGGGCGTCATCAGTCGTTCAAGATGCTGGCCGAGTGCGTGCGCCGGCAGACCTATACGGGACCGGTGCGATGGATCGTCATCGACGATTGCGACCCCGAGACGGAGATCCCGAAGGTTCCGCCGAACTGGGAAGTCGAATGGATCCGGCCGGAGCATCGCTGGTCGAAGGGAAGGAACACGCAGCGCCGGAATCTGCGGATTGCATTGCGGCGGGTCCGTCCAGACGACAAAGTTACGTGCTTCGAGGACGACGAGCACATCGCGCCGCAGTGGCTCGAGACGCTTTCCAAGGCGCTAGACAGACACGACCTGGTGGGACAAAAGCTCTGCCGCAAATACAACGTGAAGCACCGCCGGGCGCTCGAGATAAACCATCCGACGCGGGCGAGCCTTGCGTGTACGGGAATGAAGGGCAAGGCGCTGCGGATGTTCCGCGAGCTTTGCATTCAAGGCCCGGTCATCTTGGACGGTCCGCTGTGGCAGTACACCGGATCGAAGGCCCTGATCGGCGGCGCATACGTGACAGGGATCAAGGGCGTCCCTGGCCGGGGTGGAATCGATAGCGGTCACAAGGCGAAATTCGGTGACAGAGAAGATCCTGACGGCGCGCTTCTGCGCTCATGGATTGGCGATGATGCGGAGGTCTATTTGTCGATGGTTCCATCTTCCGAGCCGAGCAGAGAAGTCGAAATCGAGCAGTACGTGAAGGCGTACCGCAGCCCGGCCTATGCCATGGGCGTCCGTCGGCGTGACGATGTGCGAAAGATCGTCGCTCGACTCGGCGGCGGATCGTTGCTCGACGTTGGCACCGGTCGCGGCGAGACCATCCGCTACGCCCGGGCGGCGGGACTGACGGCTACCGGGACGGAGGTCGTCCCCTACCTGCTCGGCCCCGCGGTGGTGTTCGCCCAGGCGCATCAACTCCCGCACCCGGACGCGAGCGTCGATCACGTCACCTGCTTCGATGTGCTCGAGCACCTTCTCGAAGATGACATTCGGCCGGCGCTGAAGGAGATGTGGCGCGTCGCCCGGAAGACCGTCACGGTCTCGGCGAGCGAGCGGTCGGACATTCGGCACGGCCGGGAACTGCACATCAGCAAGCGTCCTGCTGATCAATGGCTCGCGCTTATCGCCGAGTGCTGGCCCGGGGCAAGGCAGATGGGCAAGGCCGGCGCTTCGCCGGTGTTCAGGGCCGACAAATGAAGATGAGCAGATGGCCGAGGTAGTCTCGTTCGAGATGCACGGCCTGAATGGGGTCTATGAGGCGCTGTTGCGCCTGCCGCCCGAGGTTGTCTCGAAGCGAGGCGGCCCTGTAAAGGCGGCGGTTCGCAAGGCTGCAAACGTGATCCTGAAGGAACAGAAGCTGCGATTGGCGGCGACGCTCACCGATCCAGAGGATGTGACGACAGGCTTCCTGCTGAAGAACACGACCACTCGCCGCGGGAAGATGCCGGCCGGCGTCAAGGGCGAGCGTTACATCGTCGGCCCGCGGCGCAAGGTCTACCCCAATCGCAAGGGGAAGCCGGTCACGACGCTGAAGACGGCAAGCCTGAAGGAATACGGAAGCCAGCACCAGAAGGCAGAGCCGTACATCCGCCCCGCAGCGAATGCAAAGGCGGCAGAGGCGATTGGGGTCATGTCGACAGACCTAGCCAGTAGTGTCGAGAAGATCGCGGCGAAGATGCTCACGCAGAACAAGGGAAAGTAGATGCTGCCTCCGGTCTTCCAAGCGCTGAAAGCCTCTTCGGCGGTGAAGGCCATCGTCGGCACGAACCCGCCGCGCATCTATCGGCATGGCCGGGTGCCCGACGGCGGCGGCCGGCCGATCGTGGACCCTTACATCACCTGGTTCATGGTATCGGGGGTTCCTGAAAACAATCTCTCGGACCCGCCGCCGTGCGACCGCACTACCGTGCAAGTCGATTGCTGGTATCCGGACCGCGGCGGTTCCGCTGATGCTGGCATTGAGCTATTGGCGCGCGCCGCTCGTGACGCGCTCGAAGTTATCGGGGTCGTGACGAGCGGACTGCTCGACGACTTCGAAACAGAGACGAAGACCTATCGCATGGCGCTACAGGTCGACATCTTCATCAATCACTAGGTCCCTCGTTTCTCCACCCGCAGCCGGCTGAATGCCGGCTTTTTTATTTCCGAAGGAAAAGCCATGAGCGTCATTGACGGCCAGTTTGAGACCAAGGGCACGAACCTCTACTTCGTCGACAACACCGGGTCCGACCCGGAGATCTTGAAGCTGACATGCCCGACCGCCATCCCCGGGATCGGTGGCGGCACGAAGGACAAGATCGACACGACTTGCCTGGACGAGACCGGCGCGTATCGGACCTATATCGGCGGCTTTGCCGATCCGACCGAGTACGTGATCCCGTTCATCCTCTATGACGGCGACGCCTCACATCACTCCCTGTTCATGCTGCGCGACTCCGGCGCGGTGATCGGCTGGATGGTCGGTCTCAGCGATTCGA